TTGTAAAAGAACGGTATCAGGAAGATGGAAGACCTTCTCGTTATGAATGGATTCCTAATTCTAGAATTACTCCACAATACTCTATGGATAATTCATACCAAGTTGATGGTTATTTAATTGACAACAATTTTTATTCAAATAATGATGTTGTAACTTTCCAATCTCTCAATGATGGAATTCTTACATCTGGTGCAAGAGTATTGCGCGGCGCACTTGATTTAGAAATTGCAAGTGCAATGAGTGCATCAACTCCCATGCCTACAGGTTATATCTCCAATTCCGGTGCTGACCTCGATCCTAAAGAAGTTTCAGGACTTCTTGCAGCTTGGAAGCAAGCCAGAGCAAATAGATCAACTGCGTATTTAACTTCTACGCTTTCATATCAACCAACATCATTCTCACCTAAAGATATGATGTATAACGAAGCCAAGCAAGACTATGCAACACAAATTGCGCGTTTATGCAACATTGATGCTTTCTATCTCAGCGCAGATGCAAATAACAGTATGACATATAGCAATTTATTAGATTCTCGCAAACAGTTCGTTTCACTAACTTTACAACCTTTCATTTCTGCGGTTGAGGATAGACTCTCCATGAATGACGTGACGGCCAATAACAACGAGGTGCGCTTCGATTTAGACAAATCGTTCCTTCGTGCCAATCCAATGGATGATTTACTTGTAATCGAAAAGATGCTTTCGCTTGGACTTATCACAGTTGAACAAGCGATGGAAATGACTGACCTAACACCTAACGGAAGCAATGGTATGTAATGGAAAATAGAATCCTTACCTTTTCCGCTGATCTAACAGCCAACCTAGAAGAACGCACAATTTCTGGGAAAATCGTTCCCGTTGGAACTGGAGAAATTGGTTCGACTTCAGCAGGACGAGTTGTATTTGAAAATGGAAGCATAGAACTCCCATCCGATGCTAAGAAAATCAAATTATTAAATCAGCACAATATGAAAGACCCACGTGGTCGCGCAACATTTTTTAATGAAATTCCTAACGATGGAATTTACGCAACATTCGCTGTATCAAAAAGCGACAAAGGAACTCAAAGTTTGATCATGGCTGAAGAAGGACTTGTTTCAGGTCTTTCAGTCGGCGTTGAAGTAATCAAAGCAAAGAATAAGGCTGGTGTTATGTATGTATCACAAGCTAAATTATTCGAGGTCAGTTTGGTCACAGAAGCCGCATTTAAATCGGCAATGGTCACCGAAATAGCTGCTGAGGAAACTCCAGAAGCAGTAGAAGAAATCCAACAAACAGAAAGCGAGACAGCTGTGGAGAATACTCCAGAGACAGTTGCAGCACCAGAAGTTGAAGCGGCAGCGGTAGAAGCTGCTCGCCCAACTGTTGCTGTAACAAGCGTGCGTGAGCGCGTTGCACCACTTACAGCAGGTCAGTATCTAGAAGCAAACATCAAGGCAGCAATGGGAGACGACGAAGCTCGTCGCCTAGTTCGCGCTACAGATGACACAGCATCAAATACTGGTTTGACATTAGCACCACACCTAAATGAGTTTTACACAAACACAATCAAGGGTCGCCCAGCAGTAGATTCAATTTCACAAGGCGCACTACCAGCTTCTGGAATGTCATTCACATTGCCAAAGCTTTCTCAAGCACCTTCTGTAACAATCGAAGCTGAAAACGGCGCACTTGGTGGCGACGAAATGACTTCAACTTATGTAACTGTTGATGTTAAGAAAGCAGCATCAATTCAAACGATTTCATGGGAACTCCTCGACAGAAGTTCGCCTGCATTCATGGATGCCTTGATGGTCGAGCTTCGCGATGCTTATGCTAAGTATTGCGATGGAGCAGTTATTGCTGCATTTACAGCATCTGGTACACAAGCATCAACACAAGCTGCAACAATCGCAGGACTAAAGGCATACATTGCTAAAGAAGTTCCAGCAGCTTACAAAGCATCTGGCAAGTTTGCTACAAATCTTGTTGCTAACACTGCATGGTGGGAGACAATTCTTTCAGCAGATGACACAACAAATCGCCCTCTATTTACTGCGGCACAGCCTTCCAATGCTCCAGGTAACGCATCTGGTCAGAGCATCACTGGTCAAGTTTTGGGTCTTAACTTAGCGGTTGATCCACACATGGCAGTTACAACTCTTATCGATGAGTCAGCGTTCATTGTTGCTCCAGAATCATTCAAGTGGTTTGAGGCACCTACAACAACGCTACAAGTACAAGCACTTGCTAACGGTCAAGTACAGGTTGCACTTTACGGCTACTACGCAATCGCGCCAATCTACGGCGGCGGCGTTCGTCGTTTCAACCTTACCTGATAAGTAAGTAACTAAGTCGCTGGGAGTGGGGCGCAGCCCTTGCTCCACTCCCAGTCTTTAGAAAGGAAATGGAATGTCATTAACAACAGTTGCAGAACTTAGAAGCGCACTTGGCGTTGGAAGTTTATACGCTGACGCTACTCTTCAAGAAGTATGCGATGCTAGTGATGCCGTTTTGCTTCCAATGTTATGGACTCCAACTTGGTACACCGTTGCTCATAGCAACATAGTTGGTTATGGAACTCTTTATTTTAATGATCCAGTTATAGGCACATTTTATGTAGGGCAATCTGTGACAATAGCGAATTCAGGAACTTCCTATAATGGAACAAAGACAATCACATCAATGGGTGATTATTCAATAACTGTTGCAACAAGTCACAGCACAGCTCAATCAAGACACCCAATCGCTCCTTATGGAACTGTATCAACAACTGCTTATACAACTTGGACAGACGATGCAGCTGTGCAACAAGCTTCTCTTCAAATCAGTGTAGATATTTGGCAGGCTCGTCAAGTATCAAGCACAGGCGGCGTATCCCCAGACTTTGCTCCAAGTCCATATCGCATGGGCAACACACTCATGGCTCGCGTTCGAGGTTTAATTGCTCACGCTTTGAGTCCTAACTCGATGGTCGGATAATGTCAGTTGCGCTTACTACTCTTAGAACCACGATTGCAACAGCATTAGTAGATAATACTAAGTGGCAGGTTTTTGCCTTTCCACCAGCAACGATTCTTGCAAACTCTGTAATTGTTTCACCAGATGATCCTTATTTAGAACCAAATAATAATCAGCACAATACAATCGCACCAACTGCCAATTTTTCTTTGGTCATCACGGTGCCTTTATTCGACAACGAGGGTAACCTCAATGGAATTGAAGAAGCCCTTGTGGGTGTGTTCAATAAACTTGCAGCATCTACATTGACGTATAATGTGGGAGCAGTTAGCCAGCCACGCATCCTTAGTGTTGCATCTGGTGACCTGCTTAGTTGCGAACTCAAACTATCCGTTCTAACCACCTGGAGCTAAAATGTCCGAATGGGAAAAAGAAAACGCTGACTTCCTGAAGAAAATCGGGCAGACAGCACCAGCAGCACCAAAGCCAGCAACTACTAAGAAAGACGAGGAATAACCTGAATGGCTATATTTCTAAACAATAAGGTCGGCGTGAAGGTCAATTCCGTCGATCTCTCTGACCACGTTCAATCTGTAACTCTCAATAGAAAATTTGACGAAATCTCAGTCACGGCTATGGGGGATTCCAGTGTTAAGGCCGTCAAGGGCCTAGAATCAAGTTCCGTGACTATTGACTTCCTAAACGACACAGCTTCGGCTAACGTCCTTGCAACTCTTCAAGCTGCATGGGGAACAACTGTTACTCTTGTTCTACTTCAAGAAAAGGGAACAGCAGTATCAGCAACCAACCCACTCTATACAGTCTCAGTTCTAGTTAATGGAACAACAGACATCAATGGATCAGTTGGCGATATTGGAATGCAATCAGTTACATGGAACTGCAACTCAACAGTTGTTGTTGCAACAACAGGAACTTTCTAAACAACTAAACTAAGGGGCAAAAAATGGCTAAGTTAAAAATAACAAGGGCAGATGGAACAGTTGGAGAGTATCAAATCACTCCGATCATCCAATATGCGTTTGAAATTCATGCAAAGAAAGGCTTCCATAAAGCCTTCATTGAAGATCAGAAGCAAAGCGATATTTTTTTCCTGGCTTGGGAATCTATCCGCCGTTCGGGTGAAACTGTTAAGCCATTCGGAGAGCAATTCATTGAAACCTTGACTTCGGTTGAGGTATTAGATGATGACCCTTTGGCTTAGGGCGCGACTCGATCACCTATCTGATTGCTAAATTAAGTGTCAGAATCGGGATCGCGCCACAACATTTATTAGAACTAGATGAAGCAATGCTGAAGAGCCTGATAAGGGTTCTAAATGATGAAGCCAAGGAGATAGAAAATGCCAATCGTAGAGCTAAGAGGTAACTTAGACGTACGAAAAGCAATGCGTAAGTTCACCCCTGATTTAGAGAAAGAACTTCGTAAAGAGCTTGCATTAGCGATGAAACCAGTTGTCAAACAAGCTCGCTCATTTGTTCCTTCTACTTCCCCGATGCGCAACTGGAATCCTCGTCAAATGAGTGAGGCATCATTTCCTCATTACAACGCATCCACCATTATCAAAGGCATTACTTACTCAACATCTGCATCTAAAATTGGTAAAAATGGATTTACATCACAAGCTCGCATTATGAATAAATCTCGCGTGGGTGCTATCTATGAAACTGCTGGAAGCAAGAATCCAGATGGACAACCTTGGGTTGGTCCAAAGGGCAGCAGTAGTCACAGATATTCTCATTCATACAATAAGGATGCAGGCAAGTTCTTTATCAGAGCATTGCCACCTTTGGTTCATGCAAAAGTTGGAACTGGGCGTTTAATCTATCGAGCTTGGGAGCTTAATCAAGGTCGTTCAATGGGTGCTGCAATGAAAGCTATTGATAACGCTAAGCAGAAGTTTGAAAGATATACAGCATTTAACAGGGGAATCAAAGCGGAAACTAAGGCAGCTGCCTAATGGCTCAAGAAACTTCCAATATAGAAATTAACATTGGCTCGAAGTTAGATGCCAAAGGATTTAAGCAAGCTGAAACAGCTCTTAGCAAAATGGGAACTTCTGCTAAGAATCTAGCTGCTGCATTTGGTGTTACTTTTGCTGCTAAGCAACTAATCAACTACGCACAAGCTTCTATGAAGGCTGCTGCTCAGGATCAGAAATCACAGGCCCTTCTAGCCAATAGTCTGAATAATCTTGGTTTGGCTTACGCAAAAGTTGATGTTGAAGGCTTCATATCCTCTTTAGAAAAACAAACAGCGATTGCCGATGATGTTTTAAGACCTGCTTTTGCTCAACTTGCTCAAGTAACTGGATCAGTAGGAAAATCACAAGAATTGATGAAACTTGCTTTTGATACTTCGGCAGGTGCAGGACTTGATTACTCTCAAACTATTGACATTCTTTCACAGGCCTATGTAGGTAATTACAAAGGACTCAAGCAATTAAACCTTGGCTTAACTCAAGGCGAACTTGCAGCAATGTCATTTGAACAAATTCAACAGAAGATACAAGCAACATTTACGGGTTCGGGCGGAAGAGCATTAGACACCTATCAAGGACAAATGGACAAGCTCACCATTGCCACAGGCAATGCTAGTGAAAAGATTGGCTATTCATTACTTGATGCAATACTAAAAATTAGCGGCAGCAAGAACATCGATGACTTTACGAGCAAGATTGACACGCTAGCAACAGCATTTGCAAATTTAATAACTCAAATTGGTGACTATATTGCAGTCGCTACTGGATCACAGGCAAGGGATGCATTTTCTCCTGAACGTGTAGTTGCTGGTGGAAAGATTGTATTTAAGAACCCTTCTACTGGCATGGGCAATATCCCTATGACTGGTGGTAGCAATATGGATGTTCAGCGTTTCATAATTGCCCAAGAAGCAGCAGCTAAAGAAGCTGCTATTAAACGAGAAAAAGAATTAAAAGCAATCGAAGCGGCTCGATTGGCAAATCAAAAGAAGATGCTTGAAAATGCCAAAAAGGCAGCAGCTGAAGCACAAAAGAAACTTGTTTTGGACAAAGCATCTGCATTCCTTACACAAGCTCAAAAGTTGTTTGACTTGGATCGTATTCAATTAGCAGCTGCTGCCATGAGCAAACAGACTGAAGAAGATAAAGTCCGTATTCGTCTTAAGCAAGAAATCATGGACTTAGAAGATGCAATTAATGCAGGAAACATTGAAGGTGCAATAAAACTAGCCGCATCAGTTTCTAAAGATGCAGAACTTCTTGGCAAATTGCGCGGTGACATGATTAAACTGGGAGATGTTCCAGACCCATTTGCTGAATGGCTTGCAAGTATTAACGCCATCCTTGCTGCTCTAATTGCTATAGCGAACTTTGTTCCTACTGCACTTGCAGGCGCACCCAATAACGCTTATGTTGGCGGCACTAACCTAGGTTCGGATGTTTATCAAAGTACACTTACTGGCGATGCTTTAACCAATAAACTCAATAAAATGGATAAAGAAAATCCTTATGCGCTTTCATCATATTCTGGTAATCAATCTGGGGTATATGTCACAATCAATAACGCTGGATCAGTAATAAGTGGTCAAGATTTAGTAACACAAATTACTCAAGGCATCTATAACAATCAGGCTTCTGGCACACCAATTAACTATTCAACGGTGTACTAATGGCATTACCAGCAACCCCTATTGTTAAAATTAACCTTACTCAAGGTGCATCATTTGGTACTGTCATGGTGCTGGGTACTGGTCAATTAGGTTTTGCTGAACTTGGAACTGTTGTACCTAACATCGTCGATGTATCAGCTTCTGTATTAAGAATTTCAACTCGCAGAGAGCGCAATTTACTTCAGGACAAGTACATCTCAGCTACAGCGGTTGTACGTGTCAATGACCCTACAGGCAATTTCAATCCTCAGAACACATCCTCGATTTACTATCCTGATGTCCAGCCTTTGCGTAAGATTCAGATTCAGGCAAATTATGGTGGCACTCTTTATCCTATTTTCTCTGGCTATATCACAGAGTACAAGTACACTTTTCCTACTTCAATGGAAACAGGATTTGTTGATTTTATTTGCTACGATGCTTTTAGATTATTCTTTAACTCCAATGTAACTAGCGTTACTAATGCTACTGCTGGTCAAGATACTGGCACACGTGTTGGCAAAGTTTTGGACATGGTTTCATATCCACCTTCACAGCGTTCCATTCAGACTGGCAATACCACGTGTCAAGTTGATCCAGGGGGAACACGCTCTGTTCTCCAAGCTTGTCAGACACTTGAGTTCACAGAGCAGGGTGCGTTCTATATTGATAAAGAAGGCAAGGCTGTATTTAAGAATCGTCAATATGTAGTCGATGCTCAATCAGCTTCTCCGACTAAGTTCTCCAATGTGACTGGCTCTTCAGACATTTCGTATTCGGGGATTCAGTTCAATTTTGATGACAAAACCATTGTGAACTCAGCAACCGTGACTAGAATTGGCGGCACTGCACAAAACTATTCAGATGCAACCTCTATTGCTTCTTACTTTACTCACGCTGTTACTGCACCAGAGATGCTTATGCAGACAGATGCCAATGCCCTAGCCCTAGCAACTGCCTACGTAACCAGTCGCAAGGAGACCACTATCCGCATCGATTCAATCACTTTGGATTTGGTGACTTTGGCTTATGGTGCAGGCATTATTGCAGCCCTTGACCTTGATTATTTTGACACGATGGAAATCACCAATGATGGACAAGGTGGTTCAACTATTGTTAAGACCCTTCAATGCCAAGGAATCGGCCATGATATTACTCCTAACACATGGGTAACAGTTTTGACCACGCAGGAAGCCTTACTCGATGTTATGTACTAGAATTGACCCTATGAAAGAGGTGTGCTAATGGCTGTCGGATTTCCAACTAAAGTGAGCTACGCGAACGGGGACGTTTTTTCCGCAAGCGACATAAATGACACGAATGGCACAATTAACCTATTGGGTGCATCCGTTGCTTATGCTGCTGGTAAAAACAAAATTATCAACGGCAATATGAATATATGGCAACGAGGTACAAGTTTTACTAGCCCTGCTGCAAATGCTTATACCGCAGATAGATGGTTACAAAGTTTTGCCGTTGCACCTACGACTTATTCTGTAACTCAACAAACCTTTACTCCAGGAACAGCACCAGTTGCAGGTTATGAGGGAAGCACTTTTTACAGAGGAACAATAACAACAGTTGGTTCAAATGCTGCTTGGGAACATAAACAAAGAATAGAAGATGTTAGAACTTTTGCTGGACAAACAGTAACAATTTCTTTTTGGGCTAAAGCAGACTCTTCTCGAACTGGTCGTATATTCTTTTATCAAGTGTTTGGCACAGGCGGTTCAACCGCTGTTTATTCAACCGCTTATAATTTTTCTTTAACATCATCTTGGCAAAGATTTACTCAAACAGTATCAATCGCAAGCATTTCAGGAAAGACAATTGGAACAGGGTCTTATCTAGAGGCAACTATTGAACAACCTGCTGCAAGTGGTTCTGTTATTGACATTTGGGGTGTGCAGGTAGAGGCAGGCTCAACGGCAACTGCTTTCCAAACTGCAACAGGAACTATTCAAGGTGAATTGGCTGCTTGCCAAAGGTATTACTATTTACACGCGTCAGTTAATGGTGACCAAATTGGAATTGCCACATATAATCAAACAACAGAATCACTATCGCATGTAAAATTTCCTGTGACCATGAGGACTTCTCCGACTTTATCTGCGACTAGCGGAACAAATTATTATTCTGTTTGGGTTTCCAATGTGAATGATGGAATTAACTCTCTAACCATATTTGGTTCTGGAGTCAATGCTGCTGGTTTGTTTAATGCTACTGAGTCATCTGGAGTAGCAGGCACAGCAGGTCGATTGCAAAACACTAGTGGCTTTGTAGCCTTTGTAGCGGAGTTATAATGAAAAACTATAATAAAGAAATAAGCCCAGATGGACAAGAAGTTATTTGGTATGAAGAAGATGGCGTTCGTTATTCATTTGGAACCGACCCTGCTAACTCTGATTATCAGGCATATCTAAAGAGTCTAGATGAAGCCTCTTCTCTGTAAAGCAGGGCAACAACTTCGTGAGCAGATTGATGATTCTTTTCCTGACCGCGATAGAAAGTCCGATGGTTGGATAGGCGATGCCAGACATGCTGCATCAAAGTCAGATCATAACCCTGATTATTCCGACAAAACGAGTCAATGGGCGTATGTGCGGGCTTTTGATTGCGACAAAGATATCGGCGGGCCAGCCAATAATTCCGACTATCTTGCCGATCAGATTCGACTATGTGCAAAGAATGGTGACAAGCGAATTGCCTATGTCATCTTCAAGGGTCGAATTGCCAGTCCTAAAAAATCTTGGTCCTGGAGACCTTTTACTGGGGCTTCTCGCCATGACCACCATATCCATATCAGTTTTACTAAAGAAGGCGACCAAAACGGTAGCTGGTTTGATATCCCGATGCTAGGAGCAAAGTAATGAACGACCTAAAAACAGCAGCAGGCTCATGGGCTAGAGCATTCTTAGTAGCAGTTCTTTCACTTGCAGCAGCTGGTGTGACCGAGCCAAAGGCGTTAATCGCTGCTGGACTTTCATCATGCTTGCCACCAGTTATTCGTTGGTTAAATCCTAACGATCAAGGTTTAGGCATTCAGAAATAATGACTGCCCTTAACTGGGCAGCTCTGGCAGTTGCAGGCATCTCAATCGTTACTGGCTTTGTTGGATCAATCCGCTGGCTAGTAAAGCATTACTTAAATGAACTAAAACCAAATGGTGGTTCATCGATGAATGACAGATTGAATCGACTCGAAGGGCGTGTCGAAACAATCATTTCTTTATTGGAGAGGTGACACTTATCTCATGGCAAAAAAAGCAACTAACAAGCTTGTGGATGAAGGCTATTCCGCATTAGACGCTTGGGCGATTGGCGTACAGGAAATGTATCGTTCACTTCGTCGCGCTGGCTTCACAGTTGATTTGGCGCTTGCCATTATCGTAGAACCCCAGGCTTACCCTAATTGGATACTGCCTACTCCTATTAACCCAAATATCCCAGAGCCAGACTGGTATGACGATGAGGATGAATGAAAAGAACTGTAGTAGTTCCAGACTTACAAGTTCCCTATCACGATCCAGTAGCTGTTAAAAATGTTGCAGCGTATATTAAAGCTGTACGCCCCGATTCTGTCGTTACTTTGGGCGATGAAATTGACCTTCCACAAATCAGCCGTTGGACAGAGTCCACTCCTGGATGGTACGAACAAACACTAGGCTCTGACAGAGATGAAGCAGTCGAAGTTCTTTGGTCATTAGTCGAGCATTCTAAAGAAGCTCACATGATCCGCAGTAATCACACAGACCGTCTCTACAATGTTATTATGAAAAAGATTCCAGCCTTCTTAGCTTTGCCAGAGTTGCGCTTTGAGAAGTTCATGAAACTTGACGAACTGGGTATTACCTATCATAAGAAGCCCTATGCCATTGCTAGAGGCATTGTTGCAGTCCATGGAGATGAACAGAGCATTAAGCCTCAGCCTGGTCTTACAGCCCTTGAGGCGGCTCGTAGGCATGGCATTAGCGTTATCTGTGGTCACACACATAGAGCAGGTCAATCAGCCTTTACAGAGGCTTCTGGGGGCAAAATAGGGCGTATTCTAAGAGGGTGGGAAGGTGGACACCTCATGGATGTCCGACAGGCTCATTACACTAAAGGCACAATGAACTGGCAGCAAGCCTTCATCATCATCGAGGAAATCGGTGCGAACGTGCAGGTCAGCATCATAAATCTTGAAAAAGACGGCACATTTATTGTGTCAGGCAAACGCTATGGACGATCTCGATAACGATATAAAGCGTGACGTTGATGTCCAGATGGATAACTCAGAATTGTTACCATTTCGTTATCAAAATAAGCCAGGTAAATCCCACTAAATGTGTCACACTCTTCTGGTAAGCAAGGGCTGCTTACAAGAAAGGGCAAAATGTTTTTAATACAAGCACTAGGAATTATCGGTGTCATGTTTGCTACTAGCTTCATTTGGTACTGGACTGGGCACAAAGATGGCGTTCGAGAAGGCTACACACGCGGTCGCTCAATCTCTAGACAAGAATTCTGGAAAGAATAATGAGAGCGACAGAGGCACTCATCAATGCAATCGACATCATGCAAGATCGTGGCAAGGTCTATGGTCATCCGAAAATTAACCAGGGTAGGATTTCTGCAAGGTTATCCAATCTATTTGATTTCCCAATCACAGACGCACAAGCTTGTCTTGCAATGGTCGAAGTCAAACTCTCAAGAATCCAAGAGTCACCGAGTCATGTTGATTCCTACATAGATGCGATTGCGTATCTCAGTCTGGCAGTCCAATTACAAACAGAAGAGGATGAACTATATGTTTGATTTATCTAACTATGAAGATGTGAACTCTCGCATCAAACGTTTTCAAGCCGCTTATCCAGTAGGGAGAATAGTTACCGATGTCATTCAATTTAATGCTGAAAAGGGTTACGTCCTTGTATCGGCTCAGATTTATAGAGAGCATGAAGATACGTTGCCTTCTGCTGTCGATTACGCTTTTGGAGATGCAAGTACGTTTAATGCTTCGATGCGTAAGTTTTACGTTGAAGATACTGTCACGTCAGCGGTTGGAAGAGCATTATCTCTCGTACTCGAAACAACCCATAAACCAACAGTTCAAGACATGGCAAGAGCGAAACTCGCAGAACCTAAACCCGAACGATATATCCCTGTCGTGAAAGAAGATGATCCGTGGACAATTAAGACTGTTGCAATGCCAATCACAGCAGAAGAAGCTGTGGCAACTGTGAAGGACATTATAGGCGGTACAACTGACAAGGATGTTCCACGTTGTCCACATGGTGAAATGCATTGGGCTCATGGAATGACAAAAGCCAATAAGGCTTGGGGTCATTTTAAGTGCATGGCAGCAGCTACAGGTGAGATGAACCGTTGCCCTAAAGGTGAAGATGTTATCTGGTATGAAATAAGTCCCGAAGGCAATTGGCGACCACAGAAGGTGAGGGCATAACTATGGCTGACATGGTAATCTTTAATGATGGCAGAGCCACAATCTTGGGAGAACAGTTCTCAGAGCCAGAAGATATTGTTATCTATTGCGATTTATGCAATGAACCTTTGGCTATTACTCCAGAGTTTTATGATCAGGTATTCTTACGCTGTCTGAAGTGTTTTGCTGTTAATGGCAAGCCAACACCGCAAGCATAGAGGTTTCGCTACTGAGCGATTGGTTGCAGACTACTTGAAGGAGTGGTGGCCATACGCTACGGTGGGTCGAGGGGCTGATCCGTCAGGTGACATCCTAAACATTTCAGGTATTGACTTTGAAGTGAAGGCAGTTACCAAATTCCAGCCACTCGCGTGGTTACGCCAAAGCAGAGCCAGAACAGCTAAGAATGGGAGTCTTGGGGTAGTTGTTCTGAGATGTAACGGACAAGGGTTGAATGTGTCTGAGTATGCGGCACTTTTACCGTTCTCTGCTTTGGTGGAACTATTGCGTAAAGCAAAGTACAACGATTTGCCACCAGATATTGATTGGGAAGCTTCTAGCGTTAGATGTAATTCATGTGGTAATTGGAAAATCAAATGGTGGGAGTGCAAAGCCTGTGGGAAAGAAGAAACCGATAATGCCAATCTATGAATATCGCTGTCCTATTTGTAATACACAGATGGAGTTGGAATTATCGATGGATCACGACTTAGTTAGATGCACTGATTGTGGAGCACAAGCCACACGAATTTACTCAGTGCCTGGATTAGTGTTCAAAGGAAAGGGATTCTATTCAACTGATAAGTAATGTGATGTAAATCACTGTCCATATAATGAGATTAGTTAGGAAGCCATGCTTAAGAAACTTGACTTAGATATTACACTCAGAGGGCTAGAGCACACCAAGTGCTCAGAGCGAACCGTGAAGCGGTTAGTTCGCTCGGTAGCAATCGTGTTAGGGACAGCTCTATGCTTCAACTTTGTATCAGCTGCAAGTGCGACAAACGATTCTAATAAAAGGATTACATCAAAGCAGTATGCACAAGGACAATTAACTAATAAGAACTACAAATGTGTTTCAATTCTATGGGGTAAAGAGAGTTCGTGGAATTGGAAAGCGGTAGGCAACATTGGTGGCAAACACCAGGTATATGGAATTCCCCAAGGTAAGAGCGAGTGGTTAAGAACAGCTAATCCCTTAGAACAAGTAGATTGGGGATTGCGTTACATAGGTCACAAATTCGGTTATGTGCGTACAATAGATGGGATGCAACCCAATACATGCGCCGCTCTAAATCATTGGCGTAAGAAGAACTGGTATTAAATGAGTAGGCCTAGAGTGCGAGACCCAAGAGACCAACGCAAGTACAAAGCGCAGCGATTGAAGGTACTTAACGCAGGTGGATGGGTATGTTATTACTGTGGTCAGGATGCAGACACTGTGGATCATGTAATCCCTATCGTTAGTGGCGGTGATCCAATGAGCATCGACAACATGGTTCCAGCCTGCAAGCGTTGCAACAGTGCTAAGGGTTCACGCTCAGAAGGCGCTTTTTTAGCGAGGGGGGGACACCCCCCTGTTCTTACTGCCAATTTATACCCGAAAACCACCAGCACAGTCCAAGCTGGTCCGATGTCTGGTCAGCCTAAATTTAATTTATGACAACCGCACCCAAATCTAAAAAGAAGCTTGTAGGGGATTTGAAACCAAGGCTTCACAGTCCTTGGCTCAAAGGAAATTCTCGCGTTGAAGAAGTAATTAAGTTTGCTGAGCAGATTGGTCAGCCATTATTAAAATGGCAGGAACTAATCTTGCGAGATATTTTAACTGTGGACAAAAACAACAATTATATTAGGCGCTCAATTCTTCTTCTAATCGCTAGGCAGTCCGGAAAGTCACATCTTGCACGAATGCGTGTTTTAGCAGGTTTATTCTGCTTTGGCGAAAAAGACATATTGATCATGTCCTCTAATCGAGCAATGGCGTTAAAGTCATTTAACATCATGGTCGATATTATTGAACGCAACGAGTTTCTTCGTATTCAGTTAAAAGGCGGCAGTGTTAAGAAAGGCGTTTATAGAACCAATGGCCAAGAACGTATTATCTTAGAATCAGGTGCGCAAGTAGAAGTTGTAGCAGCTACATCCGATGGAGCGCGTGGTCGTTCAGCTGACCTTCTATGGATTGATGAGCTTCGAGAAGTATCAGAAGTAGCGATGGATGCTTCAAAGAGCGTTACATTGACTCGTTCTAACTCTCAGCGCATTTTTACTAGCAATGCTGGCGATGCTTTCTCAAAAGTGCTGAATGATCTCCATTCGCAATGTTTGAACCATCCACCTAAATCACTTGGCTTCTATGAATATAGTGCTCCAGCCTTTTGTGATATTTGGGATCGTAAAGCTTGGGCTATGGCAAATCCCAGCCTTGGTTATCTCATATCGGAAGAAGCGATTGAGGAAACCGTAGCAACCTCAACTGTTGAAGCAACAAGAACAGAAACGCTTTGTCAATGGATTTCGTCATTATCCTCGCCTTGGACTCCAAACTCATGGGAAGATATTTGTGATCGTTCAATCGAGATGTCTCCTGGCCCATTAACAATGTTCGCATTTGATATTGACATGAGCCGCCGAAACGCAGCTCTGATGGCAGGTCAAATCTTGCCAGATGGAAGAATTGGCGTTGCTTTAGTTCAAACATGGGAATCACAAATATCTGTAGATGAATTGAGAATTGCGGCTGACATAAAAGGCTGGTGTGATTTGTACAAACCGAGGGCAGTTTTGTACGACAGGTATTCCACTCTCGCCGTAGCCGATAGATTGCAAAAATCAGGTGTTATGGTTGAAACCATCGTTGGAGCTGAGTTTTACGCAGCTTGTTCGACTTTGAAAGATGCAATCGATAATCGACACATTGTGCATTCGGGGCAGCAAATCCTGGATGATCAGATGAACAACTGTGGCGCGAAATCCACCGATTCTCAGTGGCGCATAATTCGCAAAGCTAGTGCTGGCCCAGTTGTTGCGCCTATCAGCCTTGCAATGATTGTTTCAAGATTGATGCAACCACAATCTAAGCCACAGATTGTTACCTAGACACAACACACCCAAATTGTCAAGAATTAGACAAAGTATGGTAAGATGTCTAAATGGGTATATTTTCGCGTGGTGAATCTAAAAACAACAAACCTTCTATTCAAGCGCAATATGCCCCTCAAGTTTTAAGTCCTACATACAACTACAGCTATGTAGCACAAATTGACAGAACTCAGGCTTTAGAGATTCCTTCAGTAGTTCGAGCAAGAAATCTTATTTGCGGAACTATTGCTGCAATGCCATTAGAGCTTTATCGCAAATCAACTGGTGAAGAAATTGGAAAGCCAGTATGGATGGATCAACCTGCATTTAACCAACCTCGCGCAGTTACGATTGCTTATACCATTGACAGTTTGCTTTTCTTTGGTTGGTCTCTGTGGATTGTAAAAGAACGGTATCAGGAAGATGGAAGACCTTCTCGTTATGAATGGATTCCTAATTCTAGAATTACTCCACAATACTCTATGGATAATTCATACCAAGTTGATGGTTATTTAATTGACAACAA